AAGACTTACATCACAGGTTTTGCTGATGGTGAAGGCTCGGCCACTATTTACACCACAGACGATGACACCACGATTGCGTCACGCTTAGTTGATGACGTTATCCAGCGTGTTCAGACCGGCGTTCAGTTCAAGCTTTACACCGATCGAGTAGTTGCCTCTGGTGTTGTCGATGAAACCCTAAGCCGGAGCATTGAAATGGAAGCTGTGCTTACTTCAGCTAGCTTTACGGTCAACCCTGACGATGCACAATCGATTGAGGTCGCATTCCGCCCATCTGCTGTACCTACGTTCGATTTCAGCAAGAGCTGATAATCATTTCGGTTGTAATACCCCCGGCTTGCGCTGGGGGTTTTTTTATGAGTAGTATTTGCTTACTGTTTAAAGGCTTTTATGTCTACTGCTGGCGCTAGTCTTCGTGCTCTTGACCGCCTAAAAAAAGCTGCAAATCTTGTTCCGGTCAAAAGAATTGTGATCCTTAGCGATGGTGCTGAGTTTGAGTTTTGGTCTACGCCATTAACGATGGCAGAACGTGAACGCGCACAAAAGCAAGCTGGGTCGGATGATGCTACCCAATACGCATTGCAGCTATTAGTGAACAAAGCAACAGATGCAGATGGTCAGCGGATGTTTAAAGCCGGTGAATTAGCCGAGCTTAAGAACGACGTTCGCGACGAAGACTTGCAAGGGTTGATGCTTGCTCTTGTGACAGGTGAAGGGAACGTTACTGAGGACGAGGCAAAAAACTAGCCAAGCTCTTCAAAGATGACTTTCCGCTAAGGATTCAGATGCGTTTAGCCCGTGAACTGGGTTACACGTTGTCTGAGCTTTCGCAAAAAATGTCACGCGAAGAGCTGCAGCTTTGGTGCTTGCTGTATGAAACGGAAGCATTTGAACAAGCTGAGATGCGCCGCAAAGCAAAGCGGAGGTAGACTTGTGCCACACGGTTAAGAGCTTGTGGCTGGTCAGGTTGTTGTTCAATTTGACGCGAGAAATAATGTTAGCCCCGTACTGAAAAAAATCAGGGCGGATTCAGGGCAGCTAGAAAAAGCTTTAAATGGTGGAACTTCTGCTCTTAGCAAAACCAAAAAGGGCTTTTCAGGTGCTGGTGTCGCTGCAAAAGGCGCATCAAAAGGACTTGCGGTCTTTGGGACAGCGTTTAAAGCTGCCTTAGGGCCAATTGGGGCCGCTTTAACAGCGATAGGCGGGCTTTCTGCTGCATTCAAAACTATTGCAGCTCAAGATTTTTCAATTGCAAAAGTTGAATCTCTTGGCGTAAATTCCGAAGAGCTTGTTACAAGGCTTAAGGAAGTTAGCAATGAATTAAATGGTCAGGCAAGCGTTGCTGAACTGACCGGTGCAGCTTATGACGTAGCTTCTGCTGGGTTTACAAAGGCTGCTGATGCAGCAGAAGTATTAAAAGCCGCAAGTCTTGGAGCTACCGGCGGGTTTAGCGACATCAATACAGTTGGCAACGCTGCAACGTCTGTCTTAAATGCTTACGGCATAGAAGCAAGCCGAGCCACAGAAATAGTTGATAAATTTATTCAAACTCAAAATGATGGCAAAATTGTTGTTGCTCAATATGCTGCAAATATTGGTAAAGTGGCTTCTGCCGCAGCAGGTTTAAGCATCCCTCTTGATGAGGTTAATGCTGTTATTGCGCAATCAACTGCTTCAGGGGTTCAAGCAGATATTGCGTTTACTGGCTTGAAAGGCGCGTTGGCGCGGTTTGCTTCTGGTGAGGCAGCAAAAGCTTTAAAAGATGTTGGCGTAAATATTGATGCAGCTACCCTTGCAAACGATGGACTTTTAGGAACGTTTAAAAAGCTCGAAGCCGCAGGACTTGATACAGGACAAATTTTTAAAGCTCTTGGTACTGAGGCTGGTCCTGCGTTGCTTCCTGTTCTAAACAATTTAGAAAAGTTTGAAGAATTATTGGAAAATCAAAAAAATTCAGCAGGCGCTGCAGCAAAAGCGCAAGCAAGGGCGGCTGACACTATCAACGGAGCGTATAAGCGGCTATCTGTTGCGATACAAAATGTTTTCAGCGATCAAACGGCACTAGGCACTTTAATAAAAACAGTTTTCAAAGTAGGTGCGTTTGCTGTTGAAGTGTTGAACGAAGCTATGCGCAATATGCAAGAAGCCGTTGCCCCTCTAGGTGAAGCTTTCCAAGAAATATTTAAAGACGTAGATTTTCAGGTTGTAGCAAATATTATAAAAAATGTTCTAGTTACGTCTATGTCGCAGGTTGCAGATGCTTTAAAAATTATTGTTCCTTTGTCCATTCAGGTCGTAAAACTGTTAATTGACAAACTAAAGAATACCACGTTAGGTTTCGTCGTTAGCAAAGCTTATGAGCTTGCAAAAGGCATGGGCATTATTAAAACCAAAACGGAAGAGGCTACGGTTGCGTCGGAAAAACTAAAAACCAATACCGGCAAAATTGCTCCAAAAATTGACGCTGCTACTGAAGCAAAGAACCGGTTTATTGAAGCAACGAAAAGTTCTCTTAAGTTTTTAACCCAAGAAAAAGCACAAATTAAAACTCAACAATCTGCTTATGAAAATACTGTCAAGATTACAAATGCTCGCTTAAACGCAGAGAAAGCAATCAATAGTATGCATGGCCAGGGCCTGCAAGTTGCATACGAGCTAGCCGGTTCAGCCAGTGAACGATTGAAGATTGCGCAGGATATTTTCCGCAACGAAATGGAAGGGGCAAATATTGTTTACCAGCAAACCCTAAACAGCATTGAAGCAGAGCGGCAAAGGCTTGAGTTCCGCAGGCAGGCTGCAGTCATTGATGCGCGGATGATCGAAGCTGAAGGTGCTTTGGCTGCAGCAAAAGCGGGCAGCGCAGAAAAAGCGGCTTTGATTTTAGAAAAAACAAAAGCAGCCGTTGACGTTCAAAAGCAAAACGTACAGATGATTGATAGTCAAATCCGTGCGCAAGGCCAAATCGCCGTACATCAAAAACGAGCTGCTGAAGCACAACTTCAATCAGCACGCATGACAAACGAGCAAAACTTGAAGCAAAAACTTGTCAGTAAAGAAATTAATATGAGTGATAAAAATGCAGGCAAACTTGTCGGCAAGCTTGGCAGAAGTACAACGAATGCAATTATGTTAAAAAATGAACTTTCCAATAGCAATACAAACGCGCAAAACCTAGCAACAGGGACCGGGCAAGTCGCACACAATGCACAGCAATCAGCGCACATGTTTATTCAAGTTGCCACTCAAGCGTCAAATGCTGCTAATCAAATTAATAGAGCAGCAACTGCGCAAAGAAATTTGAATGCAGCAAGAGCAGCTCAAGCCTCATCTAGTTCAACAACAACAACAGAAGGCGCAGCGGCTGGTGCTTATTGGAAAGGAGGTTTCAAAGCCTTTGCTAAAGGCGGCATGGTTAAAGGCCCAACACTTGGGCTTATTGGCGAAGGCGGTGAACCTGAGTACATCATCCCGCAAAGCAAGGCGGCTGGTTTTGCTGCTAATTTCTTGTCAGGCAAGCGCGGGACTGGTGCCATCCCTGGTTTTGCTGATGGTGGTGTTGTTGCCCCATCCTCTGCAAGCGTAAACATTCAGACAGGGCCTGTGACTCAAATGGGTGGCCAAAACTATGTAACAATGCAAGACATGAGCCAAGCTGTGCAAGCCGGTGTTGAGCAAACCTTACAGTTCTTGATGAGTGATGGGACTGTACGCACAGGGGTAGGTTTCGACTGATGGCAATTACTTACGACATTCTCTGCTTTCTTGAATATTTTGCTGATCGCACATCAGTTGTAGATGGTTCAGGCAACCGAACACCTACAAAGCAATGGCAAAATTTCTACCCTGAGGCTCAGCTGCTTTCTGCTGATTCTGAAGCAACTGGGCAATATAGGTATTTAGCTTTTGATATTGATGGCTTTGGCTCTACGCTTGCATCAGAGTTAAATGATTTAACTGTGGAAATGGCTGCAACAGCTGAATTGATTGACATTACAGATGCTGCAATTGGTGCGGGTAACTTGGTTGTTGCTTCTCTGTATATTCAAGATGCAGGTAAAGCGGTTTTTGATTCCGGCAGTGCTCAGCTAATCAGTCGTTATATCGGCAGCATTGCAACCGCTAAGGTTTCTGATGAAGCAATTGGCTGGACTGTCAACCCGGCCATTGATACACTAAAAGCACAAGTTCCAACTAAAAAAGTTGCCCCTGGCATGTTAATGCGCTCTTATCACGCAATTCCTACTAACGTATGACTGAAGAAACGATGCTTGCTCATTTATGCACGGTAGAATGCTCTGATGGTTCGATGATTGAAAATGCTCGAATTTTTTATGATGGCAAAAATTTAATTTATCGGAACGCAGGCAACGAAACGATTGAAGGAGTCAAAACGCACAGTGCAGAAA